CACTCTAGACTTATACACGGTATGAAGTCTAAATCAACCCCTGCCCAACCTAATATATTGTTTATAGTATTAATAATACCATTTATAAGCATAATTATCGTAGCGTTTATTAAAGTAATAATAGCAGATAATGCAATTGTTAACCCACAGATAAAGGCAAATAAAGCGTCCGATTCGAAATTTAAATGATTGTATGGGAATGGTGTGTACTTACCCCTAGCACTATCGACATCTTTAACACCTAGAAAACTTCTTTCCTTTGGGTCCTCTGGACTTTCAGTTTTTTGAACCCTTTGTATAAAATTCTTTACAGTATATATTGAATTCCACGTAAATTCAGTTAGGTCTTCGTCTCTTGTGTTTGGTCCGAATTCATATGCTTCCCGACCCTTAACATTATCATTCGATAATGGATTATTCGGAACTAAATAGGCTGCGCGTTCCCTTAGGTTACCTTCACCACCAGTAACGTCCATTTTAATTCTAAACCTTACTTTAGCCCTTGTCGGTATACCCTTCTTTGGGTCATCTGTAGGTACTAGGTCACCATACTCGTCAGTAACCCTATAATCTAGGTTCATTGGTACTTGATACGCCCAAGTACCGTCAGAATCAATTAATTGACCACCACCTATATCAAACCTTTCTATACCACCAGCAATGGTTTTTCTAACCATTTGAATCGTACCAGAGCCAGCTGTTTGGTCATTTAACGTTCCTAGGTTTTTACTAGGTCTGCATTGTATGCTTATCGCATTTCCGTCATTATCACCAAATATAGACCCCATAAATATGGCATGTGGTGTTATCGCTGCCTTAAAATCAATGTCCCTTCTGGTTATTGCAACATTGCAACTGTCCTCATCACCCCAATACGGTTGTACGTTCACACTTATCGGTGATTGTTTTATTATCTGTAGATTAAAGTCTAAATCTTCCTCACTACCAAAAAATTTTGTTGTGGATTCAAAATTCTCAATAGAAGAACCCTTTCTTATAAAATCAGACGGTTCCTGACTTATAATGCCGATATCTGATACGTCAGCCTCAACGTGCATTATTTGGGCACCTACTGGTGCTCCGAATATCATATAATCACCAGCAGCGTTACTTGTTGTGGTAAATTTGTAATACTCACAATAGATATCTAACATCGTATCGTCATCCAGAAATGTTCTTTTATCTGGAAAATCACCAACAGGTGTAAAGCAATCATCATTCGTTTGATTGTCTTTGGATAATAGGTTATACCTTAACCCATTAGACCCTTTATCTGTTATCGTTTCAAATGGGTACAGACCAAATATTTTGTCGTTTTCCCTATCCAGTTCAGATACTGGTATGAAAACACTTACTTTAGCGTTTGGTATACCAAATCCACCATTAACAGATACACGACCAACAATGGCACCATACCCAGCGCAAAATGTTGTGTAAAGTTCTTTCTGAGAAATTTTTAATGATAGGATTTCAACAAAATCAAAATCCTGTTCCATGTTGATTTTGATGAAGTTATCATCCCCATTGGGTGTTGTTCGTATTCGTATTGTTTTAGACATTTACAACAGCTAACTCACTTTTTTCATCATAGACCTCCAAATCTGCTGGCACAATTCCCGTGTGTTTTTTAACCATCATGTAAGTTTTAATGAGCTTAACAGCAGACTTTAACATGAATGATATATCGAAGTCCTCTCTTTTAAGTATTAATTTGTAAAGAAAATAAATAAAAAAGGGTAGGTATAATGGGGATAGTATCGACATACCAATAAAAATTAACCATTTAAAGATGTTATTGGTATTAATACCCTTACCTTGATTCATTAATTTACCTTCTGGAACAGTGGTGTCTCTTACATTTTTACAATTACAACCCATTTTTTATTTTTAATATAGTATAACAATTTATTTATGTCAATGTTAAAAATTGTACAATTTTTAATTAAACCATTCTAACACGACAACGTATATCTACAGCTGGAAATTTAATTTCAAACATACTAATCGGGTCACCAATTAAGGCGTAATCCTGAGATATATTAATCTCTAGCGTCTGCTCATCTTCCAACGTCTGTGATATTTCATTTAATGAGTAATTACCACCAACCTTATTAAATACTTGTAAGTTTATTACGTTCAAAACACCACCAACATTATTAATATTTTCAATTAGTTGACTCAAGTATACTGTTTCACCCATATCAAAAGTATTAATATCCATATAGTCTTGTATTTGTTGTATTACTTGACTAACGATTTGTGTCTGTGGGTATTGATTGTCAATAAAAACATCACAATCAAAAGCTAAATTAATTACCTTACCACTCTTAACCTCAACATAATCATTCATCATTCTATATTCAGCAAGATAATCTGATATGTTATTTTTTAACGTTGTAGACGTTTGATTAGATAGTGTACCATCACTATTAAGTGTTAAAAGATACACACTTATTTTATTCTGGTCTTCAATAACCCCAGTTCTAAATGGGGCACCAAATTTACCTGGCATTAATTGTATCCTAGACTGGTAGTCCTTAATTGTTACAGCACGATTCTGTGCTGAAAAATTATATCTAACTAAGTTACGTATTTCTTCAACTGATGGCTCTTCTTTACCACCAATAGCGGGTATTGGGTTATTAACCGTTAGTGAATTTCTAACTCTTGCGTTTTCTGTTGGGTCGATACCATTAACAACCATATTAACATTGTTAACCGTGTTAATAACGTTCGGACCAATATTAGTACCAGCACCGCCACCAACTCTGTAACTCACAAACATTGTGGTGTTTGGTGTTAAGGTTGTACCTAAGCTCATATTATTAATGAAATCACCAATCCTATTAACTAAAGTTTTATCGACATCAAAATCACATAATGAGCCAATGTCTTGTGAGCCACCACCAAATATAATGTTGGTGAAACCTAAATCCGTATATTCACGTATGAATCGTCTATCAACCCTAACCCATTTACCAGTTTTAATACCTGATTGAGTGCTCGGTGATAATTGGTCCTCCTTAAAAATCTTATCTTCAGCTAAGGCGTCCATTTCGTACCATCTATTATTAAAGTCCAAAAATTGGTCGATGCTTGGTGTTTGCGTAAAGTTAGTACCTTCTAATGTGATTATCGAATTTATAGCTATAACGTCATTATCAGGTAATGTTACCTCAAAGAAAGGTCTAACATCATTCTGACCTACTGCACGTTTGAATATCTTTGTTGTTCCGTTAATCACCATTTCCCTTTTCGTTAATGTGTAATTAATTATATTACCAGAACCATCAAAGTTTGGTATAACCAATCTGTTTGGTACTCCACCCGCCGTAAATGGTGAAGAAAAATCAATATCGTTCTCAGATTCGAATACTTTACCAGCCCCAGATATTTGCGCCCCTTGTCTAATAACGGGTGTATACGACAAATCAAATGTATCACCAAATACTGGTACGATAACACTGAAATCAACAATAGTTGCACTAGCTCGTTTACCTGGTACCTTTAAACCGAACGTTCTAGCCATACTTAATATACTAGACCTCTCCTGAGCAAAGTTAATCTGGGTTTCTTGAAACATCCTGTCGGTGTTAAACGATAGCATATCCCCAACAGCCGCGTTTAGTTCTAATAGCATCATCCCAACTGACGCATCGTTAAAATCGTTAAATATTTGTGGATAATATTGTCTAACGTAATTAACTAGTTCAGTTCTAACGTCAGCAAAGTTCCTAGCAAAGTATGGTATTTTTTGAGCCATTGTAAATCTTTCTATATAAATATGTTGTTCACAGATTAATTATTATAACATCATTTTGCTCAAAAACATCTTCAGTGACCGTATAGTCAATTTTTAGTGTTGTTTTATGCTCATTATTGTCGTCAATTTCCACAATAATATCATTAATTTTTAAATTCGGTATATATTTCTTAACCGTTTCATTAATGTCAGCTTTGATGTCGGATAACATTTTGGTGTCGTTCGGGTCAAAAATGTATTTGAGTAGGTCTGTACCGAAGTCAGGCATATATAGTCTTTGACCCTTCTGAGTTAGGATTAAATGCATAAGGTCTGACCTTATAGCTCCAGCGTCAGTGTTTGACATATCAAGATAAAAACCTTGATTGTTATCTTTAAAGGGGTACCTTATATTAATATATTTACCTTGTGCCATGTTAGTAAATATATTATAAGGTTAAATTTTGTAAACTTATAATTTAATTAATTACTATTAAAAAAGAAACCCACTAGTTTGTGGCTAGTGGGTGTCTAATATTGGTTTTGTAACTATTTAAGCGCTACATCCAAAACATTCAAATGTACTATCTTTTGGTTTTTCTGGTGTTTCAGAAGCTTTTGATGTCGCTAATTTAGTATTTGTCGCTAATTTAGACTTACTCCTAGTATAATATACACCAGTTTTTAAACCACCTTTCCAAGCATACATCAACGCACTAGCGATTTTAGAATACTTAGCATCAGAATGATATACGTTAAGTGATTGTGATTGGTCAACGTATTGATTTCTAATAATCGCCAAGTCCAATAAGACTCTTTGTGGTAATTCCCAAACGTCTTTATATCTGTATCTAATATCTTCTGGAATCTCCATTATATTTTGTAGACTACCCTTATTACCGATAACCTTATCAATCATATCACTATTCCATAACCCTAATTCTAATAATTCACTAACAAGATACTTGTTAACAACTAAAAATTCCCCTTGACCAACTCTCCTTGTGAATAAGTTAGCGGTAACTGGTTCAAATGATTCGAAACTACCTAATAGTATTGCTGATGATGCTGTTGGCATAAGTCCAATTAACATACTATTATACATTGGTATTGGCTCACCTTCTGGTTTTGGTGACCAGCCTTTAATATACGTTTCACCCTTTGAGTATCTACTACCTTCCCAAGCTGGGTAATTATGACCCTCCTCTTCAGCAATCAACATAGACTCAGTAACCGCAGCTTGGTACATGGTCTTGAAAATATCTTCATTCCATTTTTTAGCTTCGTCAGACTCATATGATATTTTATTTTTAGCAAAGAAATCAGCAAGTCCAGCAACACCTATTGCTAAGGCTCTTTGGTCAACACCAGCAGCTTGGCTCCAATCATCACTCCACTTATTTTTATCAATTACATTATTCAAAGCCCTAACCAATACCTTAGTACTTTTAGCTATTGACTTCAAGTCCGAATGTTCTGATAGGTTAATCGATGCAAGTGTGCATTGTGGTGTGTACTCTGGTTTGGATGCTTGGAATATTTCGATACATAAGTTACTTTGTTTGATAACACCAATATTATCTTGCATATTCCTTTTGTTGGCGTTATCTTTAAACATTACATATGGCTTACCACTCTCAACCTGTGACTTAATTATAGCATCAAATATTTTCTTAGCTGCTATCGGTTTTCCGATACCTAATTCAACAGCTTTATTGTACTCAGCAACAAACTCTTCACCAGCTAAGTCATATAGGTTTTTTAAACCAGCTTTTGTAACATCGTTAGGGCAAAATAAATACCAATCGTCACCTGACTGTAGTTTTTCCATAAACAGGTCGTTAATAACAACCGAAGTAAATAAATCTCGACTTCTAAGTTGCTCATCACCAACAGGTAACGTTAATTCTAAGAAATCAATAATATCTTTATGCCACACAGATAAATATAATGCACAACTTCCAGAACGAGAACCTTGTTTATAAAAGCGCATCTTAGATTGAACCATATCAGCTAACCTTACAACACCACCAGCTTTACCGTTAAAAGAGCTAACATAGCTATCCTTACTTCTTATTGGGTCAATTAATAAACCAATACCAGAACCCTCTTTTGAGGCATAAGATATTTTTGTTAGGGTTTTTTCGATACCCTCAATAGTGTCAGATTCAAGATGAGTTAAATTACAACTAATCATACCACCACGCTTAGCTATACCAGCATTAGTATATGTTGGTGTTGCAAAATTAACTCTTTTAGTTGTTAGTTCACCCAAAAGTCTACGCTTTTCCGATGGGTCATCACTTAAAAATTCTGCAACCCTTTTGTACATGCACGATGGTAGTTCAATTGGGTTGTTATCACTATTTTTCATTGAATATTTCGTCAAGAACGTTGTCGCACCAAAAAAATCGTATGTTCGGTCAACATCTTGTAGTTCCTTACCAATCAACTTTGATTGT